GATGAAGTTTTAGATGTTACAAATGAATTTAGTGGAAAAACATTTCCTTCATATTCTGAATATAATAGATCGTATAACACAGGGTCAACACCAGATAATTTATATGGTTTTAATACAACATATAGAAAAGTTATTGATTTAATTAGTACATTTAGTCCTGATATTTTAAATGAATTTGAAAATATCTTTTTAAATTTTGCATCAGAAAGTATTAATTCAGAAGTAACTAACAATCGTTTTGATTTAGTAAAACATACGTCATTTCAAGATATGTTAAAATCAATATGTTCTGTCACTAAAGAAACTAATGATAGTTCACTAACATTAAATGATTTAATTAATGTATTGAAAACAAGACAAAGTACTAATTTAAATCAAATAACTAATCAAATATTATCATATAATAATTTATTAAAATTAACAATTGCAAACCCTAAAGAAATTAATTTATATGTAATGGAAGGATTTGTAAAAACACCAATAGGTAATACTTTTACTTATAATCCGTTTGATGTTACTCAATTAACAACACAAAATAGAAAATATATTAAATTATATATTGGAGAAGATATTGATTTATACTATGAAAACTTTTTTGAACAAAATAATGTTGAACTTAGTATGGAAAATGTTATAAATTTTAGACCATTAATATTGATATATTCTGGTTATAAAAAACAAGGAATTACTGTACCGTTTAAAGATTATATAAACAATAACATTATTCAACCAAGTTCTCAAAGATTCTCAACCTTTTTAACAAATGTAATTAGAACATTTAGGAATAGTAATTTTAAAGCGGTCAATAATAAAACTAACATTAAAATACAAGATGGATATAACCAAAGAGATGTTAATATAGAACTTTATAATTACTTCAAGACTTTAAATGATAAATGGATTGCTGGAAATTCTATTGGTCAAAGATTATTAATGGATGAATTCTTGTTTTTAGATAAAGCAAACAAAGACATTGGGGATAAATTGTTTTTAGATTTAACTAGATTAACAAGTGTTATAGATGAAAAGAATATTGAACAAAATTTATATGGAGCAATTTCTATGATGATACAAGGTACTGGTTTGGATATGAGACCGTTACCGTCATATGTTAATTTTTATGGTACTAACTTTTCAACAACACCTAAATTAACAACATCTAAAAATGTGGCTAAAAATATTTTTGGTACATTCTTGGAAGTGGATTATCAAGATTCATCACCAAAAATTATTATACAATTAGTTGGTTTGAACTCAAAACATTTAGACGTTGTAAGTAAAAAATTTTTATTTAAAGATGATAGTTTTGATTTATCAAACACAAATAACAATCCATTAATATTAACAACAAACCAAGCGTTTACTGTAAGTGATTTTTCAAAATCAAATAAAGTAGTAGCATTTGAAGTTAGTTTTGGTGATCAAAATCAAAGTATATTTAAGAGTGTGCAACTAGACCAATCAACCATAAAAGAAACAACAGCATCAATGTATGCGTTGGAACAATTAGGTAGATCTGAATCTGGTGCGGGTGCGTATAACGTTGATATTGGTTTATTTGATTATTATAGACAAGCATCGTATAGTTGTGAGGTTACTTGTATGGGTAATGTTATGATACAACCGACAATGTTCTTTTATTTAAAAAATATTCCGATGTTTAAAGGTTCATATTGGATAACTGAAGTTAGTCATGATATCAAACCTGGTACTATAACAACTAAATTTACAGGCTCAAGAATACCATCTTCATCATTACCTGATCCAAAAGATAGTTTTACTGCAAGTTATAAGTCTTATTTTGAAAAAATTAAAGCAGCAGCAGTAACAAAAGTTGATTTTAGCGCTAAAAATATACCTGTTCAAGTAATTACAGTTGGTAAATACAAAACAGATCCGGGTAATTTTGTTGCCGGTGAAACACTAAATTCATTTTATCAAGATGGTGGGTACAGTAAAATTGGTGGAATACCATATAACGGTATTAATGGAGATGAGACAATTCAGATGGTAACATTTAATAAAGGTGATTTATGGTTAAGAGCGAGAGCAGTTAATATGGGTAATGAAACCGAATATCCTTTAGACGATAATATTGCGATGAGTTTAATTAGTAAATTAAATCCAAAAACACATGTAATTAATCCATCAACATTACTTTGGTCAGAATTAAAACTAAATAATAATGACTATTATTTTTATTCAACTAAATTTGATAAAAACACAGATGCAAACATATTAATGGATAATACTGTAACTAAATTTTATAATCCTGTTAATACTAAAATCGTAATTATTAATTCAACATATAAATTAGATAGTAGAATTGGATTAAGAGAAGTTGAAGGACCTGTTAGTATAATGCCAACAGTAAAAAAATACGGTATTGCAATGTCAGAAAAATTAATGAGAGAATTATCAATAACAACAGGAGATGTAGTGTATTTTAGAATTGAAAATAAATAAGAACATTACTGAAAGTTGAGATATTTATAATAAAAGATTATGGACAATAATAGATTAAACAATTCATTAGACCAATTTTTAAACCCAAATGTGGTTAAGAATTTTTCTAATAATGGAAAAGAACAAGAAGTTTGTGATTTACAAACTGGAGAATGTTACACATTAAAATCTAAAGACGGTATCGTTGAAAGAATAAATAAAAGATTCATTACCGAAGACGGTAGACAATTATTACAAGACTAAAATATCATGTTAGAGAAAAAATTACACGAAGAATTATTGCGTTACAGAGAAATCAATAATTACGGAAAAAGATTTATAAACGAACAAGCAGAACCAACTGATTTACCTCCAGCACCGGCAGGAGATGCACCTCCAGAAGGTGATGTTCCCCCACCACCAGCAGGAGATGCAGGAGCACCTCCAGTAGGAGGAGATGCAGGAGCGCCACCATTACCGGAAACAGACACAACAGAAGAAATTGATATTACTGACTTAGTAAACATCACTAAAAATATTAAGAAAGATGTTGAAACAAGTAAACAAGATCATGGTGCAGTTATTTCTAAAATGGATGATGTATTCACAAAACTTGATGACTTAGCTGCAAAATTATCTGAAATGGATGCGGTGATTCAAAAAATTGATCAATTAGGTGCAGAGGTTAAACAAATGAAACCTGAAACACCGGTTGAGAAATTAGAAATGAGATCATTGGATTCATATCCTTTCAGTCAAAAACCAACTGACTTCTTTAATCAGAAACAAACTGAAATGAAAGCAAGTGGTAAAAATGAATATGTATTAACTAAAGATGATGTTAATAACTATTCTAAAAATACAATAAAAGACACATTTAACCCAGAAGAGGAGGACGATAATGAATATAGGTTCTAAAGTGAAATTCTTCATGGAAGTCCATGCACAATTTAAAATTAACCATTGGCAAACTAAAGGGTTTGCAAGACATAACGCCTTTGGTGGTATATATAGTGAACTTATCGACTTAATTGATCAGTTTGTTGAAGAAGCCATGGGTAAATACGGGAGATTCGTATTAGAAGGTGATGACAAAACACTTGAATTGAAAAATTTAAGTGAGATTGATATGAAATCAATGATTAAGACTATCAGAGAAGCACTTATACAATTTACTGATGAATTTGACGAGACAGATACTAACTTATTAAATATCCGTGACGAAATGTTAGGGGAAGTTAATAAGTTATCATATCTACTTACTTTAGAGTAAGAAAAACTTTATTTTAAAAAAATTACCAATCTATTTTTTTTATTGATTTTATTTTACTATATTTGATTTATTAGAAACATATTTAAACAACAATTATGAGTACATTTGACGCGGTACTGGCACAGTACGAAAAAAACAAAAATGGTTCTTACAATGGAACCCCACAGATGTCTGAAGCAGACAGATTAAAGAAGTATTTCAACACGGTTTTACCGAAAGGACAAACCACAGGTGAGAAAAGAATCAGAATCCTACCTACTAAGGACGGTTCAACACCATTCGTTGAAGCTTATTTTCACGAAATTTATGTGGATGGAAAGAAAGTAAAACTTTACGATCCAAAACAAGATGGTAAACGTTCTCCTTTAAACGAAGTAAAGGAAGGTTTACTAATGACAAAAAAACCAGAGGACAAAGAACTGGCAAGACAATATACTTCTAAGAAGTTTTATGTTGTTAAAGTTATCGACAGAGATAATGAAGCAGATGGACCTAAGTTCTGGAGATTTAAACACGCTTCAAAAGGAGACGGAATCTTAGATAAGATTGTTCCAATTTGGAGAAATAGAGGTAATCTTTCAGATGTTAACGAAGGTCGTGATTTAACCCTTTCATTATCACTTTTAAAGTCAAACACAGGTGGTGAATACACCGCAGTGTCTTCTATTATTCCCGAAGATAAAGCACCGTTACATACTGATCAGTCAATTGCTGATAAGTGGGTTAATGATGAAATGACATGGGATACCGCTTATGCAAAAAAATCAGAAGATTACTTGGATTTGGTTGCAAATGGTGAAACACCAAAGTGGGATGCTGATTTGAAGAAATACGTTTCTATGAACGTATCTGAAGAAACAATTGGTACACCAAAAACATCAACACCAAAAATTGTTGATCCACAAGAAGATGATGAACCCGCAGATGATCTTCCGTTCTAATTTTAAAGAACAATAAACTTTACGGCACAGACTTATTTATTATTTAATATTATAGTCTGTGCCATTTTTATCAAACAAACAAATGGCAACAATTAAGAAAAAAGAAATTGGGGATTACAAAAGTAAGTATTCAAGTAAAACAAAATACAAAGAACAAAATTTTTACTTTTGTGGTGATGCTTTCTTTAAAGCATCAGGTGTACCGGGACCTATAATGGGTGGGATAAATATGTTTTTAGGACATTCCAACTCATCAAAAACAACGGCAATGATTTTATCTGCTGCAGATGCACAAAAGAAAGGTGACCTACCTGTTTTTATCATCACAGAGAAAAAATGGGATTGGAAACATGCGGTGGAATTAGGATTACAAGCAACTAAGAATTCTGATGGAGAATGGGAAGGTGATTTTATATTTAATGATACATTTGATTATATTGAACAAGCAACAGATTTTGTCAATGAATTATTAGATGCACAAGAAAAAGGTGAAATACCTCGTAATTTAGTATTTTTATGGGATTCAGTAGGTTCAATTCCATGTAAAATGACTTATGAAGGTAAAGGTGGTAAGATGCACAATGCATCCGTATTATCTGATAAGATAGGTATGGGTATTCATTCAAGAATATCTAAATCTAAAAAAGAAGATTACCCATATTATAACACTATGGTTATAGTTAACCAACCTTGGGTTGATTTACCGGATAATCCATTTGGACAACCTGAAATTAAAGCAAAAGGTGGTGAGGCTATATGGTTGGCATGTACATTGGTATTCTTGTTTGGTAATCAAAAGAAAGCTGGTATTAGTCATATTGACGCTACCAAAAATGGTAGAAAGGTTACATTTGGTACAAGGACTAAGGTATCTGTGGTGAAAAACCATATGAGTGGTCTTTCTTATAAAGATGGTAAAATCATCGCAGTACCTCAAGGTTATATTGAGGATACAAAAGAAGCTTTGGAAGAATACAAAAAACAATATTCTGATTATTGGAATGGTATTTTAAGTGGAACAGGAGAAATCGACTTTACTGAAACAAGTAAAGAATTCGAGGAAGAATAGTATTTTTTAACAATAAATAAACATGAATGTCAGTATTACTGGTAGATGGAGATAATTTACTCACAATTGGTTTTTACGGTGTTAAAAACTATTTCTATAAAGGACAACATATTGGGGGAATTTTTCATTTTCTCAATACTCTTAGGAGATCATTCGAGACTTACAACTTAGATAAGATAGTTGTATTTTGGGATGGTGAAGAAGGTTCTAGAAGTAGAAAACTTATATATCCTTATTATAAGGAAGATAGAAAAAATAAAACCAAGACTGAGGAAGAAGTTAACTCTTATAACTATCAACGATCACGTATACAACAATATCTTGAAGAACTTTATGTTAGACAAGGTGAATATCAGTATTGTGAAACCGATGATAATATTGCATATTATGTTCAAAATTCACCAAATGAAAACAAAATTATATACTCATCTGATGGTGATTTAACACAATTAGTATCCCCAAATACACGATTGTTTAATCCATCACATCAAAAATTGTATAATAGTAATGATATTATTATATATGAACATCAAGAAGTTTTAATTGAAAATGTTAAAATGATTAAGATGATGTGTGGTGATAAATCAGATAGTATTTCAGGTATTAAGGGTTTTGGGGTAAAAACATTTTTATCCCTATTCCCTGAACTGAAAACAACCCCCCTTAGTGTAGACTACATCAAAGAAAAAGGTAATCTCCTTTTTGAACAAAATAACAAAAGTAAGACAATATCTAATTTATTGACAGGTGTTACAAAACATGGTGTCTTAGGTGATGAGTTTTTCGATGTCAATAATCGAATAGTGAGTCTTGATGTCCCGTTCTTAACGGATGAAGCAAAAGAAGAGATTATTAATTTAATTAATGAAAATCTGGATTCTGAGGGTAGGTCGTATAAGAATACCATGAAGATGATGGTTCAGGATGGGATATTCAATGTATTACCAAAATCAGAGGATGCGTGGATTAACTTTTTAAATCCATTTTTAAGATTAACAAGAAAAGAAAAAAACAAAAAATTAACAAGAACAATTAAAATTAACAATCATGAGTAACAATCAAGAGTTAACAAAGTTAGAGTTTCTATTAACATT